CTATTTCAAGTGTCTTTGAAGTAATTTAATTGCTTTTTCCATATCCTTTTTTAAGAGAGCAATTCCGTTTTCCTCACCATATTTAGCGGCATCTTCTGCAACTGATAAATAATCCTCAGTTTTTTCATCTAGAAGTTTATTAAGATCAATCATCGGATAAACAGTTTTTATCTTTCTAACAATCTCTAAAGTAAAATTGCCTTTCCCATTAACTATGTTAGACCAATGCTGCCGACTTAATCCAACAGATTCGTAAAAAACTTTTGGCTCGATATCATTTTCTTTTAGGAACAATAAAATTTTATCCCTGATATTCATACAGTTACATTTTTTTCCAAAGAATTTTGTAAATTATTTATTTACAATGTAAATTATTTATTTACATTTGAAAATAATTATTGACGTTTATTTATGACAAATGTAAACAAAATCAAGACAACCCGAAATATTGATTCGGATATCGAAAAAATGTGGGAAGTTATAGATGAATATTTACCTGCAAATTATACTCAAGAGGTAATAAGAAAAATTCCTCTGGTTAAGCCTAGTAATGTAAGGATGGTAAAGAGAAACCGTAAGGGTAAGATAGCGATAATAAGAGCGATGTATGATGTCGCGGTTGAAACCAAAAAATTACTAAACCCATAAATTTTAAAGTATGAACGCAAAGCGACTTTTTCCAGGTATGCGTGACGGCAGTCTGGAACTCTTCGTCCTCGAGGAAGAGGACCGAATAATGGCAATAAAAGATGGACAGGTAAAAGAATTTGATGAGCTCGATTCTTCTGAAACTTCTTTTATTAGAGAAATTATTGATTCAGAACAAAAATTAAGAATTGTTCTGGAGCATTGGTGGCCAGGCAATATTCAAGCACAGATCAAACAAGTAGCAAAATGCAGGTTTGGTGGTCTTAACCATATTCCGGATGTATCAGAATGTGGAACTGTTGCCAATCATGATCATCGTGATTGTTCACAACGCGGTAATTGTGTTGGAGAAAACATTATCTGTAAACCTATTGTTTACAAGGGTAATGAATTGAATTCATTGGAAGTAAAGGCGGTTCGCCTTATGTCAACAGATATGAAGAATTCTGTTGTCTGTCAGGAGCTCGGTATGCCAGAAGGAAGCTTTAATGTTTTCAGAACCCGGCTGTATCAAAAATTAGGAAATATTAACTGTAAGCAAGAGCTTGCCAGCATAGGCGTTTTACTTGGCATCTGCTAAGCGGCGGGATTTGCTTATCTACTACCCTGCCCCGGCAACGGGGCTTTATATTATGAAACAAATTTATTTAAATATTGACATCCACCACGAAGCAGCTAAATTTTTGAATTTGCCAAAATCTCAAAAACTGAATGTTGTTTTTTCTCTTCTGACTTTAAAAAGTAATGGTCTTATTAATAACGTTCCGTTGATAAAATTTGGTGCTCTGATATCGGTTGACATTCAATTATTGATAGATAAAATATCTCAATCAAAAAGCGATGAAGATCTAATACGCTTAGCAGCAAAATATAAAATGATGTTTAAATACCATATGGTTTCTTCTGAACATCTATTAATTCTAGAAGAAAGATCCAATCAACGGATCGATACTATCTACAGAGATAAAAACTTTGATATCAACAAAAGGTTTTTTCCGTATAACGAAATCTGCAAAAATTAAATTATGATTTACGGCTACTTACGAGTTTCTTCTGATGAACAAGATGTAAACAATCAAAAGAGTGGAGTTCTTGATTTCGCAAAATCAAAAGAATGGGAAATAGAAGATTGGATTTCTGATGATGGTGTTTCCGGGACAAAAGATCCAGAAAAACGTCAACTAGGAGTTTTAATGAAAAAATGTCAAAAAGGTGACATCATAGTTTGTTCTGAGTTATCTAGGTTAGGACGGAAAATGTTGATGGTTATGTCAATTCTTGAATACTGTATGAAGAATGAGATAATGATTTATACTGTAAAAGATAACTACGTTCTAGGTGATAACATTCAATCTACTGTTTTAGCATTTGCTTTTTCCTTAGCGGCTCAAATTGAAAGAGATATGATTGCAATGCGGACAAAAGAAGCGCTAGCTGTCAGAAAAAGAGAAGGAGTATTGCTTGGAGCACCGAGAAATGTCCAAAAAATATCAAGAGTTTCGGATGATTTAATGGCAGAAATGGTAAAACTTGCAGAAAATGGAATGTCAATATCTTCTATCGCTAGAAAAATGAATTTTCACAGGATTACAGTCGGCTATTATTTGGCCAAATCAAAGACGTTTAAAGGTGTTTTGGATGGCTACAATATCGAATATTTTAACGGCACAAAAATAAATCTCACCAAAAGAAATGCAACGGATTATGGTCTCTATTACAAGCATATCAGTGATGCTTATCAGGAAGGAAAAGACATGTCTTTTATTGGAATAAAACATATTGAACCAAATTATCGTGCTACATCAAAAGAATATGAACGAGACAACTTCACAAAATCAGAACACCCAAAAATCGACAGGGATAAGATGGAAAGCTTTATTCTAAACGATATGACAATTCCTGAAATTCATAATAGAATGGTTGAAAGTGTTTCTTATGATGAAGTTTATGATTATATCAGTGGCGATACTTATCTATCAAATGAATATAGATTACGAGGTCAACTCAGGTGTAAATCAAAAAGAGTTAGAGGCTGATGGATGAAATCAATAAACTATCTGAAAAAGTAGGATTTAAAGTTCCTTTAGACGGCTTTCTCTCAGTTCTTTTTGGAAAGCGAATTATTGACATTGTGCTTTTTGATAAAAAATTAAAGTCAAGATTTGAAGATTATAAAGAGATTTCGATGAAGAGTTTTTTCATCAAAAAGTTTGGGATAAAATATTTTGAGATTTTAGATAAGCATACTACTTAAGATATGGATATAATAAAGTCAGAATTCACCATAACAGAGAAAAGATGTCCACTTTGCAGAAACCTCAAAAATATTGAAGAGTTTGACAAATACTTCTCAAAAAAACGGCAAAAGTATAGACCTCAAAGTTATTGCAAACTTTGTTCAAAGGAAGAAAAAGCAAGGAGATCAAAAGAATATTACCAGACACATAAGAAAGAGAGAATTAAATATGCTAAGGAATATGCTTTGCGGCCAGAGAATATTGAAAAAAACCATCAACAAAGAATTGAGTCAAAAAGAAGGCGTCGGGAAAACTTATCAAGTTCATATGTTAGGGATTTAATGGTTCAGAAGTTTAAATTCAAAAATTCTGACCTACTAGAAAATCCAGATTTAGTGTTGATTTACGCAAATAAAATCAAATTAAAAAGAACAATAAAAAAAATAAAATATGGCAAAAAATAAACTTGGAGATCTTAATGATCATCTATTTGCTCAAATAGAAAGATTGAATGATGAAACTCTTACACCTGAACAAATGGAATTAGAGCTTAAGAAGGCAGAAGCTATGGAATCAGTCGCAAAACAAATTATTGATGTTTCTAAAACGGTTCTTGATGCTTCCCAATTGAAATTTAAAATTTTGGAAAAAGGATATCAGGAAAATTCTTTCAAATTATTGGATTAGTGAAATGAAAAAAACTTTCAAAGTCAATTTCGAAGATTGGAAAAACGTTAGCCGAAGCTTTGACCTTTCCAACTGCCATATATCAATGAATGGCGAAACACAAAAAGTAACCGTAAAAATTATAAACAATGAAAATACTGGAGTTAAAACCCGGACAACCGGTGAAGATCAATAAAAGAGATTACAAGTACGAAGGTGTAAAAAAAGTGAAGGGAGTTATTGGCATCGTCCAAAAAATTGTTTTTCAAGGCAATACTCCAGAAGACCGAATCCTGTACTGTTTGACTGAAGGCAGCAAAACACTTGAAAACGAGAATATTTTAATCGCTGAAATCTTGTAGTTATGGAAAATAAATACAAACCAATCCTTTTTTCTACTGAAATGGTACAGGCTATTCTGGCTGTTAGAAAAACTCAAACTAGAAGAACACAAGGACTAAGTTCATTAAATAAAAATCCTGACTTATATGGCTTGGGAAATGTCCAAATCAATGGTGTATTCAATTTTTATTTAAAGGAAAATGAAAAAGGAATTTGGATTGAACCAAAATATCAACCAGGCGATATACTTTGGGTTAGAGAAACATTTATTGATGTTGGTGACCAGGCTGAATTTTTTGAAGGAATCAGGTTTCATTATAAAGCTGATAATAGTTTTGTCGGTTGTTGGCCGTGGAAACCTTCTATCCATATGCCAAAAGAAGCTGCAAGAATATTTTTAGAAGTTACCAATGTAAGATGTGAGCGCTTGCAGGATATTTCCGAAGAAGATGCAATTGCGGAAGGTGTTGAAAGCTCCTATACAGTTTGCAGAAATCCGGGATATGCTTACAAAAATTATGAGAAGTATTATGATTTCATCAGCCCTATTTCTTCATTTGCTTCTTTATGGCGAGTTATTAACGGCGCAGATTCCTGGAAAGCAAATCCCTGGGTTTGGGTATATCAGTATAAAAAAATCGAAAAACCTGAAGTATGGCCACAATAAGAACTTACCATCAGACTCTTTTCAACATCCCGGCAGTTCAGAAAGAAGTAAAACTAAAACCTAAGAAACCGCCGGTTCCGGAAAAAGTCAGAAAGAAAAATAAGCGAATGTATAATGCCAGCTACCGGCTACGGAACAAAATTGGTGAATCTGCTTTCCCAAAGAAATCAAAAAATATCTTTTGCGAACTGGGAGATCCGGATATTGAAAACATTAAAGAAATAAAAATACTAACCAAAGAATATGGTTTTGCCGTAAAACCATTGCCATTTTTAAACTTATAAGTCATGAACAAATATTTATTTAGAAAATTAGAACAAGCTCACAGTGCTTATATCGAGAATTTAATTTTTATTCCATCTGAAGTAATTCGTGATAGACCATCTCATTCATTCCAGGATTTTCAAGAACTAGATTGTGAAAAAATTTGTGAAACTCTAAACTGGCGCAAAGAAAAAGATGTTTTTGAAATAATAAAAGAAAATATCGAAGACTCATCATTGGCTTCTTCAATTTTGAACAACAAGCAAACTGGTTTTTTAGCTGAATGTTATTTTCCTGAGTGTAGTAATTTTTATGTTCCGGAAGGTAGTGATACACCAACAGCATGGTCTGTGAGTGGAGGAATTTGCAGAATTGAATGGTTATATGCTGACAGCATTGGTGAGCTTGTAGAAAAAATTCTTGAAAAATCAGAATCAATTTTTGAAGAAACATTTAAAGAATATACTAAAAATAAAACAACTTAAATATGAAACATTCCTTTTTAACAGAAGAATTTTATCGTTTTTCATACCAGGCGGTAGCGGTCCTTAATAAACTTATTGAAAGTAAAGATAATCTGGTAGCAGATAGAGATATGTATTCAAGTGGTGAATTTCTTTTTTTTGAAGTTTATGATAATGAAAAAAGCAGAGAGATTCTAAGTCTATTAATATCAGATTTTGATGAATACAAGAAATATAATAATGAAAACTTCGCATCGGATGAATCAACGGAAATTGGACTTTGCGCATTGCAAGATATTCATTTAAAATATTTCACTGCCGAGGATGAAATAATGTGGGACAACGAAAATGATTGCTTTGAATTAAGATGCGCTATTGAAAACGACGAAGATTAGAGGGTTATGGGTTACATCTCAAAAGAGTTTATAGATAAATTACTGAGCGAGGTTGATATCGTCAACCTGTTTCAGCATTATGGCATCGAGGTAAAAAAGAAAGGAGCGTATTTTTGGTGTCTCTCACCATTCAAGGAAGAAAAATCGCCCAGCTGTCAGCTTAAGCAAAATACTCAGCGCTTCAACTGTTATTCCACCGGAAAGAACGGGAACGTCATTACTTTTGTAATGGACTACAAAGCATTGAATTATGCCGAAGCTGTGGAGGAACTGGCGAGGTTCCAAGGTCTGACCATCCAGTATGAAAGCGAAACAGAAACAAAAATATACCAAGAAAAAAGAACGATCCAGGCAGAGTTCCGGAAGCTTCTTTTTTCGCTCAAAATATTATTCCAGGATCAGCTGCAGAAACTTCCAAAAACTCATCCAGCTTGGTTGGAGATCGAAAAAAGAAAGTATAGTGATAATGATGTCAAAGAATGGGAAATAGGATACGCTCCCGGCAATAAATTCATTTACGAATACTTTACCTCATTTGGCAATGTTGATGCTGCAAAAAAGTTAGGACTTGTCAACGATAAGGATAACGATTCTATCTGGAATAGACTGGTCTATCCAATCTATGATGACCGGGATCAGATAGTCGGATTTGCTTCCAGGGATCTTTCCGGAACCGAGGATTCTGTAAAATGGATGAATCCTAAAGATAATGATCTTTACAAGAAGGACCAGGTTCTTTATGGACTTAATTCGGCTAAAAATGCAATACTGAGGAATAATCGTGTTTGGTTGGTAGAAGGTTACAATGATGTGATTGCATGGCAAAAGAACGGGTTAGAAAACACGATTGCGCCTTGCGGTACTTCTCTTATGATGAGTCACATTAAGATCATCAAAAAGCTTACCCAGAAAGTTACCATTTGTTTTGATCCGGATGGGGCTGGAAAAAAAGCGGTTATCAAGTATTTGCCATTATTATTGGAAAACGGTTTTTCCGTTGATGTTTGCCAACTTCCAAAAGTTGATCCGGATGATTACTCCAGACAACACGCAGATGACATCAATCTAAAAGGTCTGGCTGTTTCCCTGCAACCCTTCATCATCAATGGTTTTCAAGTGTTATTACTCGAAAAGCTTCAGGGAGACGAGATTGATATGTCCAACGGAATTAAAGAAATTGCAAAGACGATATCCAAGATTCCGGACTTCACACTGCAGCAATTGTATATTGACCGGCTTACAAAAGAATCCCGGCAAAAACCCGCCCATATCCGTTCATTAATTAAAGGGTTTGAATCAGATCAGATCAGGGTTTTGAACTCTGAAAATGAAAGATACGAAATCCCCAGAGGTGTTACCACTCCGGTAGATGTCCTGGCTCCCATTATTGATAAATATGAAATGTTCATATCGGATAATCAGATTTGGATGCAGACAAATACTTCAGAACCTTATCAGTTCAAAAGTATAAGCAACTTCTCTATAGAAATATTGCAGCATATGCATGATGAAAAATTTGCAGCCAAATTAATCAAGATATGCAATGTCTTAGGTGAGGAAAGAATATTTGATGCTCCTGCAGATGCAATGACGGCTCCTTTGGATTTTAAGAAGCTATGCGCACGCCAGGGAAATTATAAGTTCAAAGGCGATGTGAAGGATCTCGATAAGCTTACGGATTATCTTTATGATAAAATGGGCGTTGGAGGAAAGATTGATGTAATGGGTTGGGATGTCGAAGGATTTCACGTTTGGAACAATACGGTCACTGTTCCGGGAAAAGAAAATATTGCGATTGATAAAAACGGAATGTTCCATTATGATGGACATACTTACTATGTTCCATCGGCCAACGAGATCTACCGGAAGAATAATTACAAATACAAAAAGCAAAAGCGCTGCGTTCTGAAATCGACTCCATATCCGATAGAGGAATATTTACATCAGATGAAAAAGGTGCATGGTAAATTCGGAGTTTTAGGAATGTTGTTCGCTTTTGCGGCAGCACACCAGGATCTGATCATAGAGACTTCGAAAGGTTTTCCGGAATACTTTCTTTATGGACCTCCTTCCACCGGAAAGGATGAGCTTTTCGGAATAATGAAAGGATTCTTCGGAATCGATAAAAAGAACTTCATCAACCTTGAGAATCGCCAATCTACCGGAAAAGCAAGACTTAGGTTATTCGCAGAATATTCTAATTGCCTGGTCCATCTTTCAGAGTATATGAATGGCGACAAGGAAACCGATGGTATGATGAAAGGATTATGGGATCGTGGATCATATTCCAAGGCTACACTGGATAGTAATGTTTCTACAGAATCTTTACCGATCCTGAGCGCTGCTATAATTGCCGGAAACCAGGCTCCGACCGATGAAGCTTTGTTGACCAGGCTTATCTATGGAGAAATGGTAAAAAACAAATTTACTCTCGAGGAACGCAAAGAGTTTGAGAAGCTGGAGGAAATGACTACCGAAGGAATCACGTCATATATGAACAAAGTAATCTGGCACAGGCCTATTTTCGAGAAAAATTTTTCTGATAAGTTCTATATGTTCAAAAGAATGCTGAGTGGCCGAGAATCATTTAAAGGAGCTGAAGATAGAATTATTACGAATTACGCCGTTCTCGGTGCAACTCACGAGATTCTGAAGGAGACAAATGACTTTGTTTTTCCTTTTACTTCGAAGGAACTGCTAGATATATTTGACGAGTTCGTGAAGATCCTGAGAGCTAAATTGGAATCAGCTTCTTTATTTACCAAGTTCTGGGATGTGTTCATCTGGTGTCTTCGTGGAAGCGAGCAGAATCGATTAAATATCAATACGGATTTCAAGGTCGATGGCGATCTATTGATTTTGCGTTTTACTGCAGTTTTCAACAGGATCCAGACGGAATGGTTTCCTCGATTTACTGAATCGTGCCCTAACAAAGCAACGCTTCAGAATCTAATCAAACAGCAGAAATATTTTGTAGAGGAAAAGTCAGGGACTCGTTTTGGTAAAGATGAAAACGGCAGGGATATCAATACATCCGGATATGTTTTGGATCTAAATAAATTCCCTGCAGAAACAAAACAGGATCTTCTATTCTCATTCAATATGAACAAAGAAGAACTTGAAAGTAAATTAAAAGGTATGGCCAGCCTGTTTCCTAATAGTCCACCCCCTGCAACCCCCGATAATATTAGTATTTAACGAGATAGTATGGCGAAGAACTTGAGACCGCTTTTTTATTTTTTTTTATGTTGGACATGTGTGAAAGCGATTTTTAAAATCCAACACTTCCAACAACTCTAAAATATTAAAAATCAATAAAATAATAAAATAAGTCTGTTGGAAAGTTGTTGGAAAACGTTGGAAGTTGTTGGAAATCAATTTTTAAATCCAACAACTTCCAACAAAACAAAATATTACAACTCTGTAAATCAATAATTTACATTGTTGGAAATGTATTTACAAAAAACATAGGTATAATTTTAAAATAAAAAAAATCATGAAACACATTATTGTTGTAGTAAGCTATTCAGCTTATGTTCCTGAAGATATGACTGTGGACCAATTAGAAGAAAGTATTGATGAAACTGTCAGAAACAATTTCGAGGGTTTTAGAGCTACCGCTGAAAATTATCATGACGAAGAGGAATCTGAACCTTGGTTTGAATTATCTGGTGTTATGGCTGGTACAGAAAGTATGATTTCGGTTGGAGGTAACTAAAAATAATAGAAAAACATAGGTATAATTTTTAAATTAAAAAAAAATGGAAATAGAATTTAAAGACATTGAGAATATTATTAGACTCCACGCTCACTTTGTTGTTTTTGGAAAATATTCTAGTGTAGAACAAAAAAATGAATTTGAGGCTGTAGGTGAAGCAGCAATGAAATCTCTTTGGAAAATTAGAAGAGAACTAATGTTAAATGGTGATGTTGGTTTATCACTCGAAGAATTTAGAGTACATCGAAAAAAGAAAGAGTATATTCAGTCAAGAGTAGAAAAATGGGAAGCTTTAGATGAAAAGATTTCTAAATTTTATGAAGATGAAGATTCTGAAGGAGACTTATGTGAGATTGGAGAAATAGCAGCTGCTGCTTTTGGTTACTTGTAGCTATGAAACAAAATAGAGACAATCCTCTGTTCAAAGAACTATATCAGAAAAGAATAGGTTTATCGCCTCTTCTTTTCTGTGAGTTCTTCCAAGGCATGGATGTTCTGCAGATATATGGCGAAGAAAGTAAGGAGTATTTTTTTGCAATCTATTTCTCCGGCATTTTGATTGGCCACGTTTACTTTGGGGATAAATTTTCTGATGCTGATCTGGCAAGGATAAAAGAAAAATATTTTCCACCGACGTGGGATCAGATTTATGAGTATGTCAAGAATACTTCCGGAGTATGGTACTATAAATTTGATGTTACACAGTACGCTTATGTTCTGCAGGAACCTAATGTTCTACAGCGTATATAAAAATAAATAATTAAATTATAATAAAATATTTGGACGTTAATTTAAGTTTTACTTAAATTTGCTTTATCAAAAAATAAATTATGAAAAGAAAAAGTACGAAATCCATGTCTATATTAGAGCATAAGTTAGCTTTAAATAAATATATAGAACTTAACAAAGAGCTATGGAGTAGTTCTAATTTCTATAGTTTTTTCATCGAAACTAAGACAGATTTATCTACGGATAAATGGATACATTGCATCAAATATTTGAAAGCAAACCAATGTCATAACAAAATCTCATCATATCTATATGATGATTTTGAAATTCATACGCCAGAAGCAGAACCGAATATTATTTTTGAAATAATCCAAAGTCTATTTGCTTACACATCTGAATTATTTAATAAAATAAAAAACCTTAAAATAATTATTGAATCGTTTTCTCGAGTAAAATCATTAATAGCTGATTTTGATAAAAGAAAAATGATTCAAAGGTTAAAACATAACTTCCGCCACTTCGATGATGAAGAAAATAATGAGTTAAAAGTTGAACGAAAACAATTTTACAACTCTTTAATTATTACACCATCATGGAAGAATTTAAAAATAAACTTAATGAAATACTTTCCAAGCATGAACTTGACAGTGAATTAAGATCACAGCTTGAAGACCTTAGAGATAGTCTCAAAGGTGGGCTAACCAAGAAAGAATATTATGATATTATCCTACAGTGGATTACTATTATAAAAGATTTGGCAATAATATATTTCACAACACCAAAAAATTGAGTCAATATGACAATCGGAGAAGTAATAAAAGATCTATTAGACAGAAAGAATATTTCGCAGAAAGAACTTGCCGGAAAAATAGGAAAAAGCACTACTGCAGTTTCGCAGATTATTAAGGGTGTTTACCAACCTAATCCGGAAACATTGGAAAAAATAGCCGAAGTTTTAGATATTCCGGCAGGAATCATTCATTTCCTTACGATATCTGAAGATCAAATTCCAGAAGATAAAAAGCAGCTATTCAAATTTGTTGCTCCTACAATGGAAAATTTTATTTACGAGATTTTCTCTATGGAGAAATAGATTTTCTTTATTCAACAAAAAAGCTTCCTGATTTGGAAGCTTTTTTTATATATTGGAAGTAAATTACTAATTTACTTTGTAAATTATTAATTTACTATATTTGTAAAAAACTTAAGTCATTTGAACTCAGAATGGTTAGATGTCCAATCATTCAAATTGATTCCTTCTGAACATTTACCGAAAGGTATCACCAGGAATCAGATTTTGGACCTTGCAGAATCCTTTTCTCCTTTTGAACATACAATAGGAACGGCTAAATTTATTTCTGAAAAAAAGACAGTAGCAGCCGGAGAATTTTGGTCCCACGAATTTCAATTTACATCTACATCTTATGTTACGGAATTTGATAAGCAGTTTATCAAAAAAACCGGAGCTGTTGTAATTTATACAGACTTACGAACATTAGTGATGTATCAGAACGATATATTTAGCAATGCCCCTTTGGTGTCATCTGTTAAATCAAATAATGAAATTACTGAAGTCAACTTTTCAATATCCAGTTTGTTTGTTCTATGATCCAGATCCTACCTGTATCGGTTCCGGGCTATCTTGTTCCGTTCATTATAAAAGAAATGGACGGTATTTCTGTAATTGAAGCTTCAGGAGATTATACCAATATCAAGGTGGAACCCAATAGCGTATTGGGAATGTTCCTGAGAAGAAGAATAAAACCTGAATACAAAACAAAGGATTATCAGATCCTGATCTACTCAAAAAAAATTGGAGTTAAGAGAGCTTACTCTGTTAACATTATGGAGCATCAGCTGAAGGGAGAATTCCAAATTGATCTGACTTTTGAAGAGCTAGAGGAATTTTACAAATTCCTGAGTCACGGCTTTATGTTATTCTTCCAGTCATATGTCAAAGGTTTTGTTCATTCGTATAAAATCAGAAATGCCAGGAGCGATACTAAAAAAAAACATCAGGGAGTAAGAACGGCGATCAGATCTCTTTTGGATGAGTATGATATGCTGGAATATGGATTCTCCGAAAATCAGATGCGGATGCTTTACTATAACAATCTGAAAAAAGGCTGCTTTGCCAATCTTCATAAATCAATTCAACTTAACAAAAAAACATTAGGATAATGAGTGAATTTTTAGAATTTATAAAACAAGAGGATAACTTTTTTACTGTTTACTTTGGAGCAGTTATAGTTGCAATTTTCATATGTCGCTTATATGAAATACTTACCGGGAAGGATTAATAATATGAAAAAGCCATTTTATTCCAAGAGGAGATTGAAGAAACTAGGAATTACACTCCAAGACAGAATTAGATTTCTTGAAGTACAAATTCCTTACAGCCTCAATATATCTTATCTCCGGGTAATACAATCAATCAAATCAAATAAAATTATTTCAGTTGCAATGAAAAATTTTCCTGGTTCTATTTCTTCCTGGAATCAGTTCAAATAATAAAACCGAAAAAAATGCTCATCTATATTTAAATGTAGTTTTAATAACCATACTGTTTTCGGTCAGTATGGTTTTTCGTTTTCGTGTAACACATTTTTTTTCAAAGCACCAGCATTTTTGTGTCAAATAAAAAGCCTTGAGATTTAGTGTTTCAAAAACGTCAAAAGACAGATCATTACCGGTTGCAAAAAAAGACCTGGTACTGGTTTATGCTGATGATATTGTATCACTTCCCGAAACCAATGAGCGTGGTGTTTTAGCAATCAATGAGATCCAGTTGATGAATGGTGCTGAATTTTACAGCCTTTATCTAACTCCATCAACTCAAAAGTTATCTTCAGACATCGAAGGCGATATCGGAGTTAAAGGTTGGAAACCTACGGTCAACGGAAGTTTCCCCGGAACCAGACTGCAGATATCAGAATGGATGCATAACAACATCAATTCAGCATTTATAGCCATTCAAAAAAATTGTGGTGATAATTATAAAATCATCGGAACCAAAAGCAATCCTTTGTTTTTGACCGGGAAAATATCTGAAGATAAAGATTCCAGTCTTTGTGAGGTGAATCTGATCGCTGCTAAAAAATCCAAAAGGCCTTTTATTTTTTATAATCCCGAAGACATCGGAGCGCAAGATCCTGGAAGTAATGCCGGTAATTGTGATTGTGTACCATTAATTGATATTATCGGAATCTAATATGTACAAAAGCGGACATATCTATCTGGTTGATAAAGAACCAACATCTGAACAGCTTGCACAATTTGCGAAGCCTGTTCAGTTTGATGTTTGTAAAGATGGAAAATTTTATTCCATAATCTATGATAAAGACGGCAATAAGTATGTTGAGGAAACAAGTAAGATATCTACCGGTTTTATAAAGATCGGAGACATCACTCAAAATGATGATCAAATCAGCATTGATATACATCCTTCAGGTTTCAATCATTGGAGAATAAACGGAAGTGATATCACATCGACAAATCCTGAGAACATTTTTGTGGATCCTGTTGAAAATGGAAAATTCCGTATCGATTACATTTTTGGAAATAGTGCCGGAGGTATTTTCATTCTTCCTGGTGCGGCTGGTAAATTCGCCATTGAACCGAATATTCTGAATTATCCGGATTATGCATTTTTGTATCGGGTTCTGGTGACTCCGGATGGATTTTTTGTTGATGATTCTACAAGGGTTAAAACCATCGGAGATATCACAGCTTCTTCTAATTCAGTAATAGTCGGCTTGCACAGCTCGGGAACAAACACTGTTATTTTTAACGGTGTAGAAAAAAGTACAACTCAGGCAACGCCATTGCCTTTCATACCTGTAAGTACAGGGAAAATAAAAGTGTTAAATGTTTATGCGCTTCCTACAACTGAGTTGTTTTATTTAGCTCAGGGTGTTGAAGGTGATGAAGCTGTAGAGCCAATACTTCCGGAAGGATCTCTTTTTATCAGAAGAATTATCGTAACAGATGAAGGTCCGGCAATAGATCCTGCAACTTTGGAAGGCTTTAAAGAGAAAGATGAAGATAACTGGACCAGAAGTATCTTTACTGTTGGATCCACATTCAATCTTCAATACTCAGGAAAAAGCCAAAGTTTTCTCATTTATAAAGGCCTTGTCACAGGTGTAGGATCAGGCACTACAAAAATTGGTGGAATCATGTTTGAATCCGCCGGTTCCCGTGCTATTAAATTCCTAATCTATAATATCACAGGTACTAATATCTTGATAGAAGCTTCGTCAACAGACGGTCTGAAAAAAGGGTTTTCATATAATGGTACACCTTATACATTAAAATCTAAAAAAGCAGTTTGGGTTCAATACAATCCGGACACTGATCTGATCGATATACTTGATATCGGGAATAGCACTCCATTTGAAGGTGTGACAACAGATCCAACTTTAGAAGGGAATGGTTTTAATAGTCAACTAAGATTATCTGCAGCTAAAAATGCTGAGATTGCTGGGAAAACCACAATGTCAGCGGTTCAAAGCTGGGTGACATCAATGAGTTATGCAACCAATGTAGATCTTACAGCCGGATTGGCAAATAGATATCAGATCACAACGACAAATATCACCGCTCCGGATGCAACTTATAAGTATGTTATAATTACTGATGCATCAGGTGTAACCAGACGTTTGGATTTGGCAACCTATCTAAGCGCAAATTACGCAACCACAAACGCTTTGGGTAATAAAGTCGATAAATTGCCTGGCAGTGGTTACCGCTTAGCACAGATCAATCCAGATGGTAGTTTGTCTGCGGCTTCCGTTGCAAGCAATGTACCTGCAAAAGTCGTGGGAAAAGACGCCAGTGGTGGTCTGACTGAATATCCAACAACTCCATATAAAGCAGTCAGTGATTTAGCTGTTAATCCAACATTAACTGATTTGGCAGCATATACAGTTGATCGTGTTGATTTCCCAAATCTAGTACCAAGCAGAATATATTACCGCGTTGGAAATTATTGGAAATATATAACCTTAACTGATGCGTAATGATTAGACTTAATAACGACATTATTACTGATACAAATAAGGTTCCGTTGGGATTGTACACATTGCCGGCTTTGGAGTTTGATGTCAGGTTTACCGCTTTTCCACCATCAAAGAGAGCGCCTACAGATCAGTATTATGGGACCTTAATTTTCACAAATTCTGGAAACAACATTATCTATATTGACTTTGGCGATGGCAGCAGTGTTTTTACTCAAAGCTTCACCGGTAATTGGTCATGGGTAACGTCAAACGGACCATTAAAAACTTATCCGAATAGTAACTCAAAAATCGTAAAAATATGGTTTGAATATCCTTGGAAAATTACATCTATTGTGTCGGACTACATGTACTTTTATGGTGATTTTATCGGTAATATCGGGCTTTATAAACTTGACACATTAGATCTTGGTCAAATGAATTTTGCGACTTTAAACTCTTTTAAAGGCGGTATCTACACTAACTTTAAACTACAAGCAACCGGTAATACAATTACGGCTTTACCTGATTCGATATCAAGATCAAGAATCAATACATTATTGTTAGGAGGTTCAACATTTAACTTCTCAAATGGAACAACTAATAAACTTGAAAATTTAATCAATATTCAGGGATTGGTCAGTTTTTCAATCAATGGAGCAACAAAAAGTACAACAACTTTTCCTTCAAACCTGAAAGATTGTTCAATGTTGAGGAATTTAGACGTTACAGGATCCACAACCATTCCTGATAATATAGGAAAATGTGCTCAAATTACGTCCTTATCATTAGGAAAACAGGTTGCGTTGGTAACAGGTGGTTCAAACGGCGGTTGCAATATGACATCCTGGGGTTATGGTATCGGAGAGATGTCTAATCTGGTAAATCTATATTCGGAAGGCATAATTGGCAGTACAACGTTTCCTACAACTCAAGTTATAGGCTTAGAATTAAACGCAAAACTGAAAAACCTTTACTTAGGTTCTGTTTTTGGTACAGTGAGCGAAGTCGATACTTTTATTGATAATCTGTATAACCAGATTACAACCAATCAGACACCGGGAACAATAACAACAGTTCCATTGCGAGGTATCACATTATCGTTAAGGAATTTCGGCGGGGCTTATACTAAATACACGCCAAGACCGTCCGGAACCTTCCAAGCTCCAACAGATTTTGTGTTGAATTCAGCGAACGGTACGCCGGCATCCCCATTAGAAAAGTTATATGTTATTGCGAAAAATTATAAGTGGTCTATAACGATTACAGGAACAGCAGGCGGAACAACCACTCAAACATTAATCCCTTAATATATTATCATGCAAAAGTACATCGTAGTTATCTACAACGGTCAGATTATCTCAGTTATGGAAAAAACTGAAACAACACTTTCGATTGGAGAATCTGACTTTTTAACCGGCACAAAATCAGATTTAATTCTAATGACTGCAGCAATTGGAATTGAAGACACATCAATGCTCGACGAATATAATTAAATGAACAAACAATAATTATGATAGTAGAACTTATTAAACACGATTACGCAGCAATATGGATAAAATTGTTCATTGTCTGCGGAGCCTGGGCAGCCGTACTTTTAGCGATGGTTATAGACTTGGGATTTGGAATTAAAAAAGCAAAACAACTTGGAGAACAAAGATCTTCAGAAGGATATCGCAGAAGTATTCACAAATTTGTATACTACTTCGCTATGCTATTTTTTGCATTAATGTTCGATGCGCTAAATCCTTTGTCTTTCTATTTACCTTTTCCCTTAGCCGTTATGCCGGTTATTACTTTACTGTGTGCTTTGGCTTTGATTTTCACAGAATGGAAGTCTGTCCGTGAAAAAGCTGAAGATAAATTAAGAAGACGTACAGATGCTACTTTTCGAGATATCCTTGAAGTATTGGAAAAAAAGGAAGACGGCTTTGTAAAGATTTTAGAATTTATGAAAACTGAAAAAGAAAAACAAGATGAAAAAAATAATTTACCTGCTAATTAGTGTCTTTCTGCTATCCTGTGGTGGTTTACGTAAAACCAATACTGAAACTAACAAATCTGATGAATTTAAAAAAAATGAGTCATCAGGTAATTCAAAAACATCATCTGAGAATGGTGGAGAATCTTCAACCGATTTATCTCAATTCCTAAAAAACACAGATCTCGAAATCACATCTAAAGGAACACCTTTTAGTTTATCATATAACGGTATCGTGTTTACCGGAGAAGCTGATGTAAAAATAAACAACAAAGAAGAAAAAACCATTGTGAAAACTGTTTACAGGTATTGGGATATCTATCGCAATTGGAATGTTTATCACAATTACGATGTGGTAAGGAATAAAACCTACTTCAAACACAAAGAAACCGAAAGCAAAAGAGATTCATGGTGGTTATATGTTTTGCTATACTTTGCCGGAATGATCACAATACCCTTAATCAAATTATCTATAAAAAAATGAAAACACCACTTACAGAACAAGATTACGTCAATGCGGCTAAAGAGTTGAATTGTGAGGTAGCGGCCATAAAAGCGGTTGCAGAAGTTGAAAGCTTAGATGGAGGTTTTCAATCGGACGGAAAGCCAAAAATCTTATTTGAAAGGCATAAATTTAACGAGTTTACCAAGGAGAAATATTCTAAAGAATATCCGGATATCTCCAACGAAAGACCAGGAGGTTATACAAAAAACGAACATTTAAGATTAGAAAAAGCTGCGAAGCTTGATAGAACTGCAGCGCTTAAATCTGCAAGTTGGGGAAGATTCCAGATAATGGGATTCAACTTTGCAATGGTCGGTTTTTCTACTCTTCAGGATTTCATTAATGCGATGTATCGCAGCGAAGCGGATCAATTAAAAGCATTTGTACAATTCATTAAAGCAAACAAGCTAGATGACGAACTTAGAGATAAACGTTGGTCTGATTTCGCCAGGATCTATAATGGTAAGAATTTTCATATAAACGAATATGATAAGCGAATGGCTGTCGCTTATAAGAAATTTAAAAAATAATTTTAATTAACTATAAATTTTAAAACAATGAAACAAGTAAAAGCAAAATTCAAGTGTGAAGCAGTTACTAATTTTGAAACATCTAAAGAAGCAACTCTTTCTCCAGTTATAAATGGAAGTGAAGAAAATAAACAGTTTTCAAAATATACTCCTTCTGGACGATTAGTGATTAGAATTGACAACGAAACGCAAGCTGCAGATTATTTTTCTCCAGGAGAAGAGTATTATTTAACTTTTGAAAGATCGGTAAAATAGTTTATAATTTTAATTCAGAGTATTAGTGGTAACGGCAAAGATGTCGTTACCATTTTTTTTAAAATCTATTCTCAAATTCTTCAGCTTTCTTCAACGCAAACTCTTCCATTTCCTTAAATACCCTTGGCTTTTCATTATAGTCATAAATACTGCCATTATAGAATATTTCTTTAAAAATTAGAGGTTTAAATGAATCTATTCGGCACAAACAAAGTGCCCCTTCCGAATAAAAGATATACTTTTCCATAGATTCTGGATCAACTAAAAATTTCATATTTTTTTTTCAGTTCACTCACAAAAATAATTCCAAGGTTTAGTTTACACTTTCATTTTTTTTCGTGTAACACATTTTTTTTCACTCACATAGGATTTTTGTCCTATGAATATTCTCTATGAAATTTTACATGGGACCTGGCTATTAGAATCTCCGGATCCTCAAGCTTACAAAAAGATTGCTGATAATATTTTGTCCGGCGGTTCAATGAACCAGGAAAAGGCTGAATGTTACACTGTTTTGGGAAGGCAGACGTCTGATGGAAAAGGCGGAATAAAAACTGAAGATCAGGTTTCTGTGATATCAATGATCGGTGAAATGACTAAGCGTTCCGGGATGTGCAATTATGGCGCTGACTATATCTGCCAGGAGTTCCGTAAAGCTGATGCAAATGCAGAGATCAAAGGTCATATCGCTTTCTTTGATGGTCCTGGCGGTAACGCTGATGCAATGCCTTTATTTCTTGCCCTTAAATCTCAACTCACAAAACCTGTTGTCGCATTGGTAGAGCGCGCATGCTCTCTCCATTATTGGACCGCCTGCGAATTATCCGATCATATCATGATGGCCAATGACCTTACTGCAGAAGTTGGAAGTATTGGTGCACAGATCATGTTTGAAAAACCAACAAACGAGATCATTGTCATTCGACCGAAACAATCTCAGGATAAAAATCAGGATTTCCTGGATGCTATAAATGGAAAGCCTGAGCTTTTGGAAGCAAAGCTAGAACCGCTGGCAATTGCATTTCAAAATGGGGTAAAAACTAACCGACCAAATGTGAAGGAAGATACGCTTCACGGAAAAACCTACTACGCAAAAGAAGCAATTTCATTAGGCCTTGCAGATTCAATTGGTGATATGCAGAAGGCCTATAATCTTGTTTTGACAAAGGCTGCTCTTAGAAATACGAAAAAATAATCATAACTAAATTTTTATAACAATGAAGAAATGGACAACAATGCTGGCTAAACTCTTAGGTTTAACAAGTGCGCCGGCTTTGAAAGATGGGAAGCTAGATCTATCCCAGGAACAACAAAATTCTTTACAGGAGCAGTTAGGCGCTGAAGATATGGCCAGTTTGATTGCTCAGGTTACAGGGGAATTATCTGAAGTTGCTGAAATTGCAACACAATTGGCGGAAGCCAGAGCCAATGAAGCTTTGCAAGCTACTCAACTTGAAGCCTTAACCCAGAGAATTACAGAGCTAACGACTCAGAATTCTACACTTACATCACAAGTTTCGGCATTATCTGAACAACCTGAAGATAATCCAACAGCTCAGCCTATCGCTAATGTTGTAGGAACTGGCGGTGCGGGTTCTATTATGGGTCGTGCTGTAGCTGCTGCCGGAGTTGTTTTGGCTACAACTTTGGGAACTTCTGCACTTTGGGGCGGTCAGGTTCAAGCTGTAGGAAACCAGTTGATGGGTGAAACCGGCAAATTATGGTCTGTTGACAGACCTTGGAACAACAGAGCATTACAGGGAGCTTCTTTTGTAGCTACCGACTTCACTAAAGATGTTGTTATCGACAGACTGAACGGAGATTTAGATGATTTCATTCGAGAAAATCCTTCAAAAATTGACAACATTTTCTCAAAATATTTTAATCTTCCACCGCAGTGGATAGCTAATACCGTTTATGGTGTAGCTGACAGAATTACTTCTGCTACTATCACAGTAACAGAGGTTACGCAGCCACGAAAAACAAAGTGGATGCCAAAAGGTTCTGCCAGCATTAAGCCGGAAGAAATGAGGATCCGTCCAGTTCAGATAGATCTTCAATTTGATTACAATAAACTTGTTCAAATCGAAACTAACTGGCTAAACGGTTTCAACAGAGAAGGTACTCAGGCCTACAAAATGACCTTTATAGAATATCTTATCACATTCTATATGATGCAGGCTAGATCTGAAGACGCTGATGTTTTAGTAAGAGGTGTTTTTGTTGGAACTCCGGAAGGTTACGATTACCCGGTTTCTTACCTATTAAGAAACGATGGTGTGCTGAAAATTTTGTTTGATGCAAAAGAAGCCAATAAATACCGAGCTTTCGACATCGGTGTTCCTACAGAATCAAACATTGTAGATTATATTGATAGGCTTATCCTATCACTTCCTGACGATGTCCGTAATACACCATTGGAATTGGCTTTGGCTCCATCCTGGATTAGAGCCTATAAAAAACGTGACGAACAACTCAGAGGTCAGAATAATAATTACGACGGCTATCCTCAGACACCCCGAGATTTTCCTAATATTACGTTTTTGCCTGTTCAGCAATGGGAAGGAACTGACATTATGTTTATTACAACGCCTGGCAATGTAAAGCCTCTTGAATATAAACCACAGGAAAAATCAATGCTGACTTTTGAAAAATCTCTTAGAAATGTTTCCGCCTTTGCAGATTATAGATTAGGAATCGGTATTAACCATATTGGTTTGCAGACAGACGCTAATGATCCTCAGAAGTTCTTAAAACAAGTTGTATGGACGAATAATGTACCATTGTTCAAGTCAGATTTCTTTGTTCCGTTCTACGATGAAGGAACAGGAATTATCGAACTGGCTCACAACAGAGCACAGCCAGCTAAAGGTTTTGCTACAGACATCGTAAAAATTAACAGTAATGTAGGACCAATTGTAATTATCAGAGGTGATATTACTCTTCCTTCAGCTGTTAATATCAAAAACAATTCTGATATTGTTTTGACTGCTGATTTTAACCTGAAATCCGGAGGAACTTTAACCTTGGTTAAAAATGCTGATGGTAAATACAGGGAGGTAAGCAGAACAACAGCTCCGGAAGTTGTTTCAAGCCTTAAAGACTTTACAGGTACAGCAATCGATTATGCTAATGGTAATCAGTTTATTTACAAAGGAACTTCATCTGCGACTTTAGCTGATATCCTAAACGGTGTTGAAGGAAACACTATCAGAATTTATGGCCAGGCTACTAATACACTGACTGTTGATACCGTAGCCGGCAAAATCAAAACTAATTCTACTGCAACTCTAAATACATCGACTAAATTCATTGATTTGGTGAAAGTTGGTGGTCTTTGGGTAGAAACTGCAAGAGGATAATATTAACCAAATATAAAGCCCTGATTCCAGGGCTTTATTTAAACTATTAATAAAATGAAATTTCAACTACAAAAAAAATCAAGCAACGCCGGCCTTCCTAGTAAAAAAAGAGGTAATGTGCGTGCGGTCCTGAATAGGGACATCAAAACATGGCCACCTATCTCAGCAGATGGAACAACCTATGAGGGAAATTTTGAATTCTATGAAAGCGATGATTTGGGAGAGATATATCTGACGGCTTCCACTCAGGCTTTGACAGGAGAACCTGGCGGAAATCCGGATGGTATGGGCTCTAAAAATAAATTTGTTGGGGAACATCCTGGTACTTCAAGAGAAGCTATGGCATTTATCAAAAAGTACGCAAACGAAGGATTTATATTATTTATCGGGGGATGTGGTTCCACAGAATACAAAGTGATTGGTTCGCAATGTGATCCGGTCAAATTATCTCCTTCGATCAAGGACGATAAAGACGGCAATATCACAACCTTGACTTTTGAGCAGGAGCAGCTTAATGATGACTATGTGATGTATTACTATGGAAATCTTCCAACAACTGCTCCTTATGCAGTTACCGGAAGCTCTTTTGCAGCAACAAAAGAAAACGGTCAGGTCTATCAGTTAGCTGCTAATGCAGACGGCGATAGTATTGCCGTAACATCTTCAGACCTTGATGCTGATACAATTATCACTTTGATCGGTGGTGGCGGAACGGATCCTCTGGTGTTATCAAATTCTACAGCCGGCGCAGTTGGTTATTTAACCAAAAATGGTTCAGCATGGACAGGTCTTTCCGGATCCAGGATAAATCTGAAAGTTGTTAAGGCAGATAAGACCTATCTTGTCGAAGCATCAAGATCATAATTTTTCATATACTTTTATTTTTGAAAACCGTCTGTTTTATACAGTCGGTTTTTTTATGTCTCCGACACTGATGTCGGAGACATGTTTTGTGTTTTCGTGTAACACATTTTTTTTCTGCAGTATGGGATTTTTGCTGTATGAAGGAAATCAATATATATGATGCTCTGATGCTTATGAGGAAATTATCAAAGCAAAATTTTCCAGTAAAATTCTCATACATCTCATGCGATCGCTCCAAAGGAACTTCCTCCGGATATAAGATTGTGGAAAAGGGAATTCTAACTGTTGGTCTTCCTTCAAAAAAAAGCAAGTATGCCAGAAATCTTATTGCTTACGAAGACATGGAAACCGGTAAGAGAAAGCATTTTTGGCTGCCATTATTAATGACGGTAAACGATTTTAAAATCTCCCATGATAGAATTAGAAAATGATGCCATCGTAGGCGATCAGAATTTAGCTTTCACATTTGAAGTTCTGGACCAGAACCCCCGGGAAAAAAGTAATTCTACAAATCCCTGGAGTCCGGTAGATATTTTTTCTCAAAGACCAATGGTTTCGCGTTATGGCGACTGGAATGTTTTTCCTTATGGTGAAATGAATCAGCTGCCTAACATGCTAAGAAATGTTATCTATTCTAATTCGATTGTTCCTGGACAGCTTTTTCAAAAAAATGGATTATTCTGGGGGCAAGGGCCGAAATTATATCGAGAATCAATCGTTGATAATACCATTGTAAGGGAAAATATAGAAGATCCTGAAATAGAAGCCTGGCTGGAAACCTGGGACTGGGAAAAATACCTTCAGAAATGTACAGCTGATTTTTCAGTAATTGAATCATGCTACACGAAATTTGTTAATAAGAAAGGCTGGAGGATCGGCTCTAATCTCCAGATATCCTACCTAGAACATGTAGCGCCGAATAAACCGCTGGTTGTAGGAAAGCTACAGACTCCGACTCATATCATTATGCATCGTCCGGATTATCCTGAGATTTATGATGTATATGAATTATTTGATAAATTCCAGCCTTTCAAATCCGGCATAAGTATTCATTATGCTAATCTTTACACGTTTTGCTCAGACTTCTTTTCGATTCCTCAGATCTTAGGATCAGTTCCCTGGATTATTCAGAGTAGTAATGTTCCTAAGTTCTTCGAAGCTCTATCAAAAAACTCTGTTAATATCAAATATCACATTACTTCTCCAATGGCTTTTTGGACATCTGTAGAAGATAAACTGAAAAATGATTGCATCGACCAAAATAAGACTTATAAAAAATCGATGTTGACGGCATATAAAAAAAAGCTTTTGACTCAGATTCAGAAAGTTCTTTCAAGCTATGAAAATGCCGGAAAGTTTTGGCATTCGGAGCAAGTTCTTCAGGAAATTGGAGGCTCAATGGTTGAACAGGGTTGGAAGATTACAAAGATTGAGCAAAATATGGCTGAAACGGTTTCTGCTCAAATCAATATTGCCACAAAAGCGGATAAATCGGTAGCTGTTGGAATGGGAATCGATTCCGCTATTGGAGGTGTTACCGAACAAGGTCGTTCCGGATCCGGTTCTGAAAAATATTACGCCGTTAACAACTTTTATCAGATAGGTATTGATCTTCCGGAGATGGTCATTTTTGAAGCAATGAACGCGGCTATTAAAATCAATTTCCCTGAAAAGAAAAAAATCAAAATGGGTTTCTATCGTGAACAGCCAAAGATGCAACAGGATATGTCACCACAGGACCGAGGATATAAAGCAAAAGGATAATTATGGAACAACAAAAAATACCTAAAGGATGCGCTTTTTTCACAATGCTGTTTGTCATTGTCAACTTTTTGGTGATGTGCTATGGTTGGGGTGTAATATTATGGCCATTCATTATAAAAATTAAAAACTACTTATGGAGCTTATTGTAAAGGAACCTGGTTTTTCAGCAGATTTTAAAACTATTATCGGTTTTGTTGATAGTGATATGTCTTTCCAGAGGCTTAAACCGACTTTGGAAATTGCTACTGATGAAATTACAGATATTATTTCCCAGGAAACTTATGACCTGGTGATACAAAAATTGTTTCCAGAAGAAAACGAGAATCAAGAACCGCAGGAACCAGACGATTCAGGAAACGAAACTTCCGATAGTCAAAATGAAGAATCAGAAGTTCCGGCGGGCTTTTCTCAGTTCAATGAATTAACAGAAAAAAAACAGAATGATTTTATTTCTTTATTGAAATATGCGATCTTTCTAAAGACTTGTATCTTGTATCTTCCTACCGGTGACCTCTCCGTAAGCAACAACGGAAGAATAATGAGACGTGATGATCATACTGTTGCCGCGTTCCAATGGCAGATCGATAAGCATGATGAATCGCTTGAGCAATTATATTATCGGCATCTGGACAGATTACTCCGGTTTATGTTTGATAATAATCTAAAAATCAATCAGAAAAAATATGATCACAAAAATCTGATCGTAAACTCCATTGATATTTTTGAAACACATTTTGACATCAATGGCAGCCGTCTGCTCTATTTAAAATTGTTACCGGGAATAAAAGAAGCGGAAAAGCTTCAGATCATTCCTAGAACCGGAAAAGATTATCATGATATCATCAAATCGGATCCCGATTCGGATTTGGCATTTCTAGCGCAGAAATGTATTGTGAGCTCTGCAATGGTTTGGGGCATCAATAGATTGAATTTGCAGCTATTTCCGAAAGGTGTTCTTCAGAATGAAAGCAAGGGTTCCGAAGGTTATTCCAAAAAGACTGCGGATCCTGTTCAAAAACAAGGATTGGCGATTACGTTTGAAAATGATCTGAATAGAGATTTGCTCGAACTGGAGAAAACTATTTCAATTCTCCAGAATCCTCCGGAAATTCTCCAGAATGATAATGAACCGTTCAAGCTTCCGGATCTGGAATTTGATGAAAATGACAAATTTATTAGTCTATGATAACTGTTGAAGTTCCTGAAGCAAAACATTATTTCTATGTTCCGGAAAGTATGGCGGAATGCGATGGTGATCAATATTTGAGAATATGTAAACTCTTATATTGGCTGAACTTTGGTGTTATATCTTATGAACGGTTCAAAGATATGGCTGTTTATGCACTTCTAGGATTGAAATTTAAAAAAGAAAATATTAAAACTGAAGGTTTTATACCTTCAGAGGATCTTCCAAAATGGGAAAATGTATTCCGTATTTCGGAGCTATTAGATTCTTTCTTTGATTGTAAGGTAGATGAACAGGGTAATAAGGATTATACGGTCAGACAAGACTTTATTCATAACCATAATCCGGTTTACAGGTTATTCCGAAAATACTATGGTCCGGAAGAAGGTTTTACCAATGTTAAATTCGGACAGTATTTGGATGGCCTGGAGGAATTGATAGATTTTCGCGATACCGGAGAGATCCAGAGTTTAAGAAATTTGTTTGCAATTTTCTATTTGCCAAAGGGCGAGATCTACAACAAAAGAAAATCCCTGCAGAGAGCAAAAAGGATGTTTCGTTTTGTGGATATCAGGCATCTCTACGGTATGTTTGTTTTTTTCAGCTCTTTCCAAAACTACATGATGTCAGGCGAAATAACGGTTATGGGGCAGACTATTGATCTGGAGATCATCTTCAAAGACGTTGAACCGGAAAAATCAAAATCATCTATTCCTGGTCTTGGCTGGATTACAACAGCTCAGGATTTGGCAGAAAGCGGTGTTTTCGGAGCGTTTGAAAGTGTCCGTAATACAGAACTATGGCCGGTGGTTTTAAGATTATATGATCTTAAAAAACGAGCCTTTGACGATAAAAAACGAGAAGAAGAAAATTCTAAAAATCAAAATATATGAGTCCGTTCGAATTAAGGGAATTTTTAGCAGAATTAAAATCGGAAACAAACGGTATCAATAAAACGATATCAGCGGTTAATGATTCTGTACTCGCAAAAAAAGTCGGTTCTATTTCTCCGGAACAAAATATGATCCTGGTTGGCGTTCTTCCAAGTTATGGGAGTAATGGACAGAATGTGGACAACGTTAGGACAGTTCCGATCACTCAGCTGATGGTTTTAGAAAAGTGTGATTATTCCGGAATGACAGAAGATCAGGAGTGGGAAATGTTCCAAAGAACATTTCTTGCGATTACTGAAATCAAGGAAACAATTGTCCAAAAGGTGTCCGAAGATTGTCCAAATTACCTTATTAATATCGATGTCAATTCTCTTAATATCGATCCGGTCTGGGGAAAGGCTGAATGCTGCGGATGGTCTATGGATATAGAATTTGAATAATGGGATTGATCGATAACAGGAACGGAGATATGGGTGTGATAGAAGGCCGGTTTATCACGCACGTTCTGAATGACCAGGCTGATGAGATTTTGAAGGATTCTAAACGCGGAATGAAAGGTTTCAAATCCGCAAAATGGAATAAAAACAAAATGGTTGTTTCTGATAATACTATGACATACGATACAATTTCAGCGACTCGTTTTGTCGATATGAAGACAAGATCTTCAAAGGGTTATCAACGCGGAACTAGAAAAATTCCAGGAGGAAAAAAGAAAAAAAAGAATTTTCCTGTTCACAACAAACCGATCTTTAGACACAAAAAATTTATTATCCGGACTTTGAGTTTTGGTTTTACGGATGAAGTAAAAGCGAACTTCCGAAAGCTTGCTGAGAAAGAAGGATTAATTAAGTCTTAAAAAAATTTGAAGTTATAGATTTAAGAGTTTCATTAGACCATTGTTCTACTTTCAAGCAATTAAGAAATGTAGTTTTGAAAGGTTCTTGAAATAATATTTCAATATGGGCAATATTTTTAGAATCAAAATATTGATTGCTTAAATAGCCGGTCGGTTTACTGTATTCAAAATAGAATTCAGAATTTCCTTTCAAGAAGTTTGAAACCAGACCCTCTAAACCTTTTACTTCATCTTGTGAATAATAATATGTTGTTATGAAAAGAGTTCCAATTAATTCATGCTGGTTAAAAATCCTCAGAAAAGAATTTAACTGCATTTCATACTCAATTAAGCCGTCATCTTGAATAGGTGTAGATATTTGGGATTCTATAGTTAATACATTATGCGTTTTCATTAATATACTTTTTTCAAATATACAACAATTGTTGTATATTTGAACATGGATTATAAAAAAGAACTTCAGGAATTATTTGCAAAGCTTCCGGCTGCCATCAGCCGAACCGAGCTTGCAAAGCTTGCGGGTATCGACCGATCTAATTTCAAAAATTACATAGAAAATCCGGATAAGGTTGTGACTGAAAAAACCTATAACAAAATCATGGGCGCAGTTGGGAAGGCTTATGAACAATTTACCCTGGCTTTGAAAAAATAATACTATGAAATATAAAATTTTTCCTTTGCTTTTGCATTCAACTATTGCAATTCAAGCATTAAAATTACAAGAAGAGCAACTTGAAACTGTAAAAGTTTTGACCTGTTCGAAAAATAGAAATTTGGCAATAAATCATTTCCATAATTTAAAGACGCACAAACGTGATATTTATATTCGGTGTTTAGCAGCAGGTTTTTTACCTGAAGAAACACTAAAAATTACAAACGAAATTTTTGAAAAAGCTGAAAATTTTCGTTTTACAGCTACAGAAATTTTTAACGCCGCTCATCAGTTTGGTACTTTAAGCAACTTTCTGAAAAAATAATTTTTCCTACTTTTAGGAAAAATTATACCTATGAAAAAAATCTTACTGATGGGAGCCATCGGCTTAAGTGTTTTTTCTTTTGCTCAAGAAAAAGCTTCCTTAAAACAAATTTATTCCCTTGCTGACGATCTTAAAAAATCTGGATCAATATATCAACAAGATTCCATTATTTCTGAAATGAAAAAAGTTCGAGATAATCTAGGAGATTTTGACAAAGGTCTTGCTAATACATTTATCAACGTTTCTGAACAGCTTATTAATACCAAGAAGTTAGGTGTTAGATCAAAAGATTTGTCAGAATTGTCAAAGTCAGAATTGAAAGGATTTAAAATTGATGAAGATAAGTTCAAGCATACTATTTTTATTACAAATAGATGGGGCTTTAGTATTCCAGTAATTCAACCTTATATTGCTATTAATGACGGGAATGCTTTTTTAAGAGTCAAAACTCAATATAATGGATTTAGCTGGATTTTTATGGATAGAGTTCAGCTGATAATTGATGGTAAAGATTATTTTTATGAAATTCCAAATACAGAAAGAAATGTCTTATCAGGAGGGAAAGTTAAGGAATCAAGTGATTACATTGCTGATGAAAAGCAAATTGAAATTTTAAAAGCAATTGTTAATAGCAAAGACAAAATATCGGTTAGACTATCCGGACAAAAATATTACGACACGATCATTGACTCTGGAACAAAAACAAAATTTAAAGAACTTTTAGAGTTGTTCGATAAATTAAAAAAATAGAAAATCAACCTCCAATATTTGGAGGTTGATTTTTTTTGTGTAGATTTGCTACAGCGAAACAAAATAGACTACAGGATAAGTCTCTAATATTATCCAATCATTTTATCGATTATACAATTTGCCTTGGCAAGTAGTGGTTAACTTATCCTTCGGGTCTGTTTTGTTTCGCGACATCCACGAAAGTCAGGGCTTTACTTTTTCCGTAGTGGATGATTTTTAAGAACACACTTAAAAATTTATATATTATGCGAAACAAAACAGACCAAACAACACAGGTAAATGATTACGGATCATTCAACATTTATCAATTTGCAGAAGCTTTCATGCCAAAGAAAAAAGAAAAGCTGCCTACTCCATGCGAGTTCCTTCGCAAAAATCTACTAAAGCATTATCGTTACCGATTTGCAAAAGATGGAAACGTCATTCTATCGGTTTGCACACATGATGGAAAAAATATCCATTCCAAGGAAAGAAATTTTTCTATGGCCTACATCAAGCTTGTGCGGGATCCTCGTTTTAACTGAAAAAATGAGAATCATATGAAAAAATCAAAAAAAAACTACCTGGAACAACTATCAAGATCAGCTCAACTTCTTTTCTCTTGCTATGAACCCGGAGAACTGGAGGATTGCCTTTTCGAAGTTTTTGAAGAAGCTAACCTCTATTCGGATCTTATTTACGAAGAGAAAGAAAAGAGAAAGCTTTTACACGACTCTCTCCGTCAGATGTTCCGGACAGTGAACAAAAACAAAAAATTAACTCTTAAAATTTTGAACCAATGTACTACAGAAATAAAACAGATATAACAGCAGATCAGGGAGTGGAAATAGATGCCGGAAGCCTTTGGATATTGGATGAAGAAACTTTTATACTGACTCTGGTTGATGAAGATCAACATATCACAGTCAAACATAGCGTTGAAGTTTTTGAATTTGCTTTAAAAAAATACTTCATAAAACTTGACCATTTGCCAGATATTATGAAATTCGGAATGATAATTAAACAAGATTTGACATCTTGGAATGCCTCTTGGTCAAATAAAGATCGACAGTTTCTTGATTTTGAATTTCATTCTTTTTTAGATTTTGAAAAAATAAAGGAGTTATTAGTTAAAGCAGAACTGAAAGTTAACACGCTTAGGCAACTTTAATTTTTAGCCGCTCACATCGAGCGGTTTTTTTTATGTTTTCGTGTAACACATCCGGCAATTGCCAATTTGTTTCTTTGGATTTTAAAATAATTAAATCCAAAATAATGAAAACAGCAGTTTTAGACTTCTTAAAGAAAAGATCAGAAAATCCTTCTGAAGATTTCAATACGGGATTTGCTCTTTTGCAAAAAACACCAGGTGTCCAGCAAGGCACACTGAGAAACTACAACAATCAAGGTTATACTCCACAGTCTTTGGAAAATATCCGATACGATCTCCAGAAAGCTCACGAGATTTCAGATCTCGACATCCACAATCACGAAATTGAAATTCCCGAAGAAAATCCAATTATTGTTGGCAAAGGTTATGACGAAAAATTATTTATCGTAGCCAATCAGGATCTATTCACAAATATCCTGAAAGATATGAACGATACAGAGAAACAAGGTTTCAAACTTGTAGATCAGTATCCATTTCTGAAGGAAGAAGATTGTCCTGCAGAACTTAAGGCATTGGCCTGGGATTCTGTTTCAGCATTCCATGCATTCAAAGATGCGCACACGGAACTTTTTGAAAAAGTTGTAATGCCGGAAAATACTCAGCTCACTAATGAAGAGATCTACGATATCGCATTTAAGCTGTTGGAAGATTTCGAAATTAACAGAGAGATTCATACAGAACTGGAGCATTACGCCAAAACAAAAACGATCCTGGCTGAACATCCGGATTTGGAAAAAATCAAAAGAGAGAGAGAGCTGGATGCGCTGACCGCTCAGGAACTATCCAGAAAAATTGGCAACTTAAAATCTAATATTTCGAAGAAAAACAAAAAGCTCGCAGAAAACAAAAAACTGACTGCAGAGCAAAAAGAAGAATTGTCTTTAGAAATAAAAAATTTGGAAGAACAGAAAGCCGATTTGGATGCCAGACTCAAAGCCAAACAATAAATTCTTCGACTTATCGGAGATCAGTAAGAAAAACGAAAACGTCCCGAAAAACGGGATGTTTTCATCGTTTCTCAATCATCACCTGGACAAGATTGCTAAAGTGGAAGATATTGTACGGCTGCCATCGGAAGGGGAAATACAATTCCTGCACACTGAGAAAGCTTTCAATGCTTTTACTTTTATTCCATTTGTAGCGAAACGTTTTTTTATTGAAGAATTATTTGCCAGCACCTACTCTATTTCTCGCCGGGTAATAGAAGCATTGCAGCAGATGCAAAATGCCGGACAACTGGGTGAAGTTACCCTACTTATCTCGGACTCAATGATCAAAAGAAATCCTTTGACCATAGATGTGCTGGAAGGTGTGGCAAAACATAATGCCAATTTCAAAGTAAAATATTACTGGAATCACAGCAAAGTGTGCCTTATAAAAGCAGGCGATTTTCATCTAGGTTTAGAAGGCTCCGGAAACTGGAGCGAAAACGCTCAGCTTGAGCAATATGTTTTATACAATCATCCGGATATCTACAATTTCCGAAAAACAATTTTTGAAATATGAATATAGACACTTATCATAAGGCTGTTGCTAATATTGAACTTAGAAAGGAATTTTATAATCAAATTATTGAAATTGATGATAAAATCGCTGAAATAAAAAATGGTGATAAAACCATTGTCTCAATAGAACTATTGAGACCACAATGTGTTTCTAATGGTTTTCCCGTTCAGATATTCTCTACTGAACTGATTAAAGCTTTAGAGAACTCTAAGAAAAAAATTGAAAAAAATATTGAAAAACTAGCTAAAGAATTTGATCAATTATGAAAACAATTGTTTTTCTCATTGGAGTTGACATTCTCGGCTTTCCAATAATTCACAAGCATCATTTTAAAGAAACAAAGTGTTTTTTCACGGATAAAAAGCCAGGATATAAAATCACATCTGAAACATTAACCTTAAAGTAAAGTATGCACGCGATCAAAATACGTTTATCTCAGGAAGAATTGGAGCAACTGGAGAATCTTGCAGGAGCAGGTTATTCCCTGGAACAAATTGCAATGTATCTGGATGTTCCCAAAAACGATTTTATTGCAGAATTCTATGATCTCGACAGCTTTGTTAACTATCATTACAAACGCGGTCTGTTGATGGTAGATGCAGCTGCCGGTTTAGCATTAGCAGCCAATGCAGCCGGTGGTAACATTACTGCTCATCAGCAGCTTGAAAAAATCAGAATGGCTCAGTTTGTTGAGCGAGAAAAAAAACGAATCATTTATGGCCAAGAAACTCCTTGATTATACTTTATCTGATCTTTACGAATGGATTGAAATGGGCAGATCCCAGAACGCTCCGGAAGAATTATTCGAATATGTGAATATCCTAGATAAAATCCGGGCAATGCGATTGCGAAAAGATATCTACGGAAGTAAGGATGCAATTATCAAACATCTGATGTCCTTTGAGCCTTCTCTTAAAGACAATCGTTATAAGGCCAATTTGTTATACTCTGAAAGTATCGAATACTTTTATTCTGACGAAAACATCTCTCAGCGCGCCTGGAAAAATCTATATGCTGAAGAACTAGATAAAGCTTACGATCTGGCAATTGCACTGGCCACGAATACCAACGATGTTGAGAAAGCTTCCAGGATCAAAGAAAAGGCGGCCAAGATTAGAGGTCTTGATAAAGATGAGCCGGAGAAAATTCCTGAAAATCTTTTCAATCGTCCTTACAAAATTTATACAATGGATATGAATCAATTTGAGATTGGTTCAGAAGATAGGAATGCAGCTGTAGCATGGATAGAGGAAAATGGGAAGAAACTTTCTGTAAAAGCGATTGACAGAATAAAACAGGAAATGGGTGCTAGTAAAATCAAACTTTTCTTAGATGAAGCAGAAGATCCACGTAAAGACTGATTTTGATGATATAGAGTTGCGTTATGCTAGTTGGCTGAAAACAATTCTTGACCTGATGCAGCCTAAAAATGCATTTTTGATTCTAGGCAGAGGAACCGGAAAAACGACAGATTTCATTGCTGAAAGAAGCATGGATGCTTGTTATGATATGCCCCACTCTTACCAGGCTCTTATTGGAGACACTTATACAAATATCCTGAAGAATATTGCTCCGGCTTTGATCGAAGGATGGAATAGAAAAGGCTGGAGAGAAGGCTTGCATTATGTTGTAGATGAACCTCCTCCATCACATTTTAAATTACCTTACAAAGCACCTCAGACATACAAGCATACAATTTCCACTTTATATGGAAATTTTTTCAATTACATCTCAATGGATACTCCCAGTTCCGGAGCCGGTAACTCATATCAGCATGGATACATCGACGAAGGGAAATACATCGAGAAAAAGAGGGTTGATAAAATGTTCCCGGCATTGCGTGGAGATGCTACCCTTTTTGGGCATTCTCCATTTTTTAGGGGATTAACGGTAACTACGGATTATCCAAATCTTTTGATGCCTGGCGAACACGACTGGATCCTTAGTAAAGAAAAAGAGATGAACAGGGACCAGATGAATGCACTACTCTATATTTCTTTGGAATTGAATGAAAAAAGAGCCGATCTTCTCAATGCCCAAAGAAAACGCAATCATCCGCTAATTAAAAAGCTTGAGAAGAAAGTAGCCGAGCTTGCTGTTCTTCATACACGTGCCAGATTTGATTCTACTTTTTTCTACATTGCTTCCAGTTTTGTTAATCTGGACATCCTCACTTTAGATTTTTTTAAAACAACTTTGGCTGCACTTGGAGAAGAAGAATTTAACACTTCAGTATTGTCTTTAAAACCAGAGGTGGAAGCCGGACAAAAATTTTATGTCGCCTTAGATCCGGACAAACATATATATGATGACGGAATCTATGAAGAATGGTATAACAGGTATAATACTGGAGATTCTGCGGAAACATATTCTACAGCTTTGCGATATTGTGATTCTTCCAGGCCTTTGGAAATAGGTGTTGACTTTGGTGATATGTGCTCCATAGATGTTGGCCAAACTAAAGATAACTTAGTGAGAGGATTAAAGGATTTTCATACACTTGCTCCACAGGGACCAAGGGAATTGGCAGATCAATTTTTGGAATTTTTTAAGTTTCATAAATTGAAAAGAATTGAATTATGGGGTGATAGATCTGGAAATGCAAACCAGGCTACTAATAGAGACTGGGTTTCAGATTTGGTAAGATGTCTGGAGTATTATCCTGACGGATCTGAAACAAAATGGAAAGTTGATGTTAAAACAAGAGGTTTTGGGAATATTAGTCAGCAATTAGAATTCTTATTAGTAAAAGCAATGATGCAGGGGGAAATACCAGGATTGCCTCAGATAGCATTGGATAAATATCAGATGCGCCATACTATCTCATCTATGTCAGTAGCAAAACAAGTTGTAAAACCAAATGCAAAAGGAATTCGGCAAATACACAAAGACAAATCTTCAGAAAAACTGCCTTTATCAAAACGCCCTATGAATTCAACAAACCTATCTGATGCTTTCAAATATCTAGTTTGTCGACCGCAATGGATTGCTATTTTAAGAAATGAAAAGAAAGATGTTTGGAATCCACCGGATATTATAGAAGAATAAAATTAATATCCTTACGGAAATCCGTAAGGATATATTTTTTTTCAGCAATACCTTTGTCAAAAGAAAAACGATGGAATATTTAATAATACAAATTATACAAGGACCTACCGGAATAATCCGTGTAGAAAGGGATGAGAGAAATTTTGAAAATTACCCTTCTAAATTTGATGAAATAATGATACAAGTAGGTGAAAAACAAGTAAAAACAGAAATTGTACATATTGAAAATAATACTATTTTTGTTGAAAAGATTACATCGTAACATTGTTTGATGTAAATTTTAAATTGATAATGCCCCTGAGTAAGGTAGGGGCTTTTTCTAAAAATCATGACCACACAGGAAGCATTTGAAAAAGCTCAAAATGAAGTTTGGAATTTAATCGGAAAATTGGCCGATCCAATTAACTTTCATTACTAAAATCATTAATAAATTTTTGCAAAAATGAGTAATAAGAAAAGAATTCGAAAGGAGATATCAAAGCCTTATGAAGCTAAGTTTCGTAGAGCTTCTGCGACAATAGCTGCATTAATTATTGAAAAAGCTTTTCTCAAAGCTCAACTTGCAATCGTGGTTGCTCAAAAAGCAAAGTCATATCCTAGTGGTGGTATAAGAAATGAAAAGAATTCAGAAAGCATCTTAGATAGTTCCGGAATATTTAAAATCGTCCCAATTATTAATCCTGGTTGGAATGAAATGGTTAGATTCAAATCGGAAGCTGATAAAAGAATTATCGACGCAATGTCAATTCCTTTGAAAAGTCTGGAAGGAATGTTGTCATTGGAAAGACAAAATGATGGATCTGTAAAAACAGTTTTCGCAGGAAAACGGGATTGTCAGGGAAGCAAAACCGAAACAAGAAATTCCTAGGCCGGCGAGACACATAGTGGCGAAGCCGAAATTTTTTTTTTGCACATAAAAAAACCGCCATTATTTGACGGTTTTTATCTTGTTATAGCATTCTTTCGAAATTGCAATTTTCATTGTCTGCAGTAATTCTCTGACCTTGTTTTGATGACCTTGCTGGGCTTCAATTTTCCGTATTTGTAAATAATGTTCGTTGATAATTCTGTTTTCATGAATTGCATTTTTAAGAATTGGAGTGATAATTTTCCGATATTCAACCAAGGAAATGAAAGGTATGACCGAACCCCTGATAAATGGTTCTAAAATTCTGCTTTCAAAGATGATATACAGGATCTCAAAATCTATACTTCGATCTGTACGAACTTCCCAACAGTTTGGAATAGGTTCTTTAATCGGTCTTCCTGCTCTTAATCCGTGAGATTGAACATAAAAAACAGTTTCATTCTTTCTCAATTCAGTCGTCTTGCCGTTGTAAGTTCTTATATTAAAATTCATAATCCGAAAAGTCTGATTCATCATTAGCGTAAAAGAGAAAAAGATTGACAATTGCCTCTACCTGGTTGAATTTATTAAAAGTCTGTTTTTTAAAATAATCATAATCTTCCCAATTGAAAAGTTTACAATATCCCATTGATTTTAATTCATGATAGACCAAATCGGATAATTTCTGTATTTTTGTATCTGCGTTCATACTGTTATTTTAATAGTTTGAATAAAAGCGCTCCCGCCCGTCACAGTTGGAGCGCTAATTTTTTAAATTTCAAATGCTAAAATTTGGTTGTTACTTTCTTTTAGTTTTTCATCAAGTTTCGAAGCGCATAAAATCAAAATTTCTTCAATAATATTAGAGTTTGATATTTCGAAACTCATTCCGCTATCACTTTTAATAACTAATTTTTCTTTCATTCCGTCTCTACCTACTGTATAGGCATTAAGACTATCCGCTTTCTCGGTTAAAAAACCATGTTTTTCTACCATTTTAGAAAATAAACTATGGTTTTTGATTCGTTGTTCTGCGGTTGTTGGTGTCAAAAGTTTGGTAATTTGTTCTTTTTTGCCTTGCAACTGCTGATTTTTAGCTTCCGTTGAATTTCCATTTTTTACAACTGTTGCCGTTTCTGTGGAAGATGCTACTGCCTTCACATCATTCTCCTTTGTCTTTAAATTGTTCATTTTGAATTATTTATCTTTTATAAAGATACAAAAAAAACACAAAAAATACAACAATTGTTGTATTTTTATTTCAAGCAAACTGTTATTTATAACTATTCAAAATAGTTGATTTCCATAAATATTTTGTGAAAAAAATGCTGTAAAAAAGAAAATACAGAACATTAACAAATTGATTATCAACAAATAAACCCTAAAACTATAAATTTTAGGGTTTTATGTGTTAATCTGAGCCCGACGCCGCCGAGAATCGTGTTTGCAGTTGCCGAAGGTGCTTGATTTTCGGGAAATATGACAGAGAGGGCAAAAATCCACCACTTTAGCAACGTTGCCAATTTCAATGGCAACACCATTATCGTTTGCTTTTCGTGTAACACATTAGGTCTTGGTGCTTAGGCAACTTGCATAAAAAAGCAAAATGGCTAAGGTAATAAGTGACGAGATTCTCAAACTCAAGATTATCATTAATGGTGACGAAGCGCAGAAGCGAGTTCTGGATTTGGAACGCGCTAACAATACTTTGGCAAACAGGATAAACGATCTAAAGAATAAAGAGAAAGAACTATCTAGACAAAGGTCAAAGGATCCAGAACAGATTGCTAAGATCAAGAAGGAGATCAGTACACTAACCAATGCTATGGCTGAGAACAATCGAAAGATTGATGAAGAAGTCAAAGCAATGAACATTCTCAGCTTGACTTCAGATCAGTTGAAAAAAAGAATAAAAGATCTGGCATTCACTATGGAGCATATGAATCCTAATTCTACTGCTTATAGACAAGCAAAAGAAGAAATGGATGCGCTTAATTCAAGAATGAAGGTATTGCGTACAGGTACTTCATCAGCTTCTTCAACTCTTCAAAAACTATCAGATAAATTTAACCAATACTCTGGTATAGCAACGGCAGCAATTGCAGCACTGGCTGGTGTTGCATTCTCCATACAGAATGTAATAGATGCTAACAATAAAATGGCCGATGCTCAGACTGCAGTTGTCAAGACAACAGGTCTAGCAATAGAACAGGTGAAGGAATTGACTCGTGCATTCTCTGAGTTCGATACACGTACCAGTAAAATAGATCTTCTTAAAATAGCCGAGATAGGTGGACGGTTAGGTGTGCCTAAAGAAGAAATTAAAGATTTTACACGTGAGATAGATAAGGCTTATGTTGCGTTAGGAGATGCGTTCTCAGGCGGTGTAGAAGCTGTCGCTGAGAAGTTAGGTAAAATAAAGGGACTATTTAAGGAAACGCGGGACGAATCAATAGCTGATGCAGTTAATGAGATTGGTTCTGCTCTTAATGAACTGGGAGCTGCCGGTGCTGCATCTGAAGAAAACATGAGTGATTTTGCTCTAAGGATAGGACAATTACCTGAAGCTTTAAAGCCTACAATAGCAGAGACTATTGCCTTAGGTGGTGCATTTGAAGAAAGTGGAATCACAGCAGAAAGAGCTTCATCCGGATATAGCAAGTTTGTTAGGGTTGCAGCAGTTGAAGCTGCCGGATTTGCTCAGGTTATGGGGTTAACCGAGAAAGAAGTTAAAAAACTAATTAATCAGGATCCATTGCAGTTCTTCTTGAAATTTGCCCAAGGCGCAAGAGGATTGGAGGCAACCAAGCTTTCAGAGATTCTTGACGGTTTAAAGCTTAATGATGCTGAAACAATTGCTACAATTGGTGCTGCTTCAGAAAATACAGATAGATTTAGAAGATCAATTGAGTTATCAAATCAGGCTCTTACAGAGGCGACTTCATTACAGACAGAGTTTGATAAGGTAAATAATAACTCAGCTGCTATCTATGAAAAAGTACAAAAGAAGTTTGCTTCAATGTTCACCAGTGAAACAGTTGCAAAAACTCTTAACTGGTTAATTGAAACCTTTGGGAAATTGATAGGAGTAACAGTTGAAGGAGAAGAAAAAACCGGAGGATTTAATAATGCTTTGTTGTTTTTGATAAGAACCATTGGATTAGTTGTCCTTGGTTTTACTTCTGTCAGCGTCGCAATGGCTTTATACAATACACTAATTAAAGAAAGTGTTATAAAGAACATTGCACTAGAAGCGATCGAAAAAGGTAGAGAACTGCGATTAAAGATGATGGCTTCCTTTCAGGCGCTTTATAATCTATCTCTAGCTGCGGGTGCTTCATTAACAGCTAGAATAGCTTCAGCTATCGGATTGCAAACAATAGCCACCAATGCGCAAGAAATTGCCCAAAAAAGGCTCAATGCAACGACTGCTGCCAATCCATTAATGGCATTGCTTACCGTCTTAACTTTAGTAATTGCTGCTTATGTAGCATGGAAATCACATATTGATGAAGTTAGGGCGGCTGAAAAGAAGCAATTTGAAGAGGCTCACAAATATCAAACCCAGCAGCTTGAAATTATGCAAAAAGGAAAACAAGATGTCCAGGAATATAAAAACGGTATTGCCAATCTTATTGCTGTTATAAGAGACGAAAACGCTACCCAGGAAATGCGAAAAAAGGCGTATGAAGAATTGATCAAACTTCATCCGGAGTTTATGGGTACAGTTGACAAAGAATATCGTGAAACCAAGAAGTTAGCTCAAGTTTACGAGGAGCTTGCAAAACAAATCGACTTAACCGCTAGAATGAGGGCCAGATCGGCTGCAAAACAAAGCGTTTATGATGAAAACGCAAAATTGGAGCTTGAGTACATGAAGGGAGCTCTTGCTCGAGAAAAAGAACAAGAAGAAAGGAATAAACTTCGAAAACAATACAATTATTCTTCAGAAAGGGCGAATTCTGCAGTAAACATGTTTGGAAGCTTTGAAGAACATAATAGAGGAATTGAGATTTTAAACCAGATCCAAAAAAACTCCGCCTTAATAAACCAATATAACGAAGCTGATAAAAAAAGAATAAAACAGCTCCAGGAATTAATCAAAACTGCCGAAGGTGCTCAAAAGAAATTATATGAGCAAGAACTATATGCTCTTTTAGGAATGTCAGAACAGTCAGATCCGGCAAAATCAAACTACAAGCCACTTCCGGAAAAAGAGAAAAAGAAGCCGAAAACGGATGAGGAGAAAGCAGCTGAAAAAGCACTACGGGAATACGAACGAAATCGTGATAAAATCCTTGAAGGTGAAGCTTCATATCTTCAAAAATTACAGGAAATGCGCGAAGATGCGGAAAGGAACCGTATCAGTATGATGAAGGATGGTTATGAGAAAGAAAAAGCCCTTATCCTCCTTAACCAGAATGACAAGATTTCAGATTTAGAAAATAAAAAGGTTTCTGATGATGATATGGCGAAAATAGATGCAATGATAGCCAAAGAGACCGGCGGAATCAAAAAAAGACTTGAGGCAATCCGGCATACCTGGAAGCAGGAAAATGACGCCCTTACAACTCTTCAGTTACAGGAAAAGCAAGTGGCAGAGTTAAAGCTTTTAGCTTTAACCGAAAAATACCTTGCGATAACTAAGCAAAAAGAGGAAGAAGCTTTTCAGGCCAGTTTAAAAACAATCGATAGAGACAAAAATATATCAATTTCGAAATATCGAACTCTTAAGTCTGCGCGCCAATTCCTAATAGATGTTGGATATACCGAAAACCTGGATAAAATTAAAAGTTTTTCTGAAGCTCAGGCTGAAATTGAAAAATATTATCAGGAAAAATCATTACAACAGCAACTAGATTATCTCAATAAGAAAGTTGGTGAGTTCGATGCAATGCTTATTAACCGGGATTTCACTATTCCTCTTGATCCGGAACAACTAAAAACTATTGAGGAATATCGAAATAAAATAGCTGAGCTCGTAAAGGAAATTACCGCATTGAAATCCGGCGGTAATGCTGCTGATGAAAAATTGGGAGGAAAACTTAAAGGTTTAGGCGGACAAAGTGATCTTTTAGGTTTAACAACTGATCAGTGGGATGCAATGTTTACCAAAACCGGAAATCTCGTTGAGAATCTACAAAAAGTAAGCGCAGCGATTGTTGTAATGAAAAATATGATGCAGATGTATTCAGATTATACATCTGCTAATGAAGCACGGCTTCTACAACAATACGAAACCTCCAGTCAGCGTAAGCAAACAAGACTTGATAAGGAGCTTAAAGCGGGAATGATCAACCAAGAGCAATATAAAAAAGCCACATTAAAAAATGAAAAGGATCTCGAGCGTAAAAAAGCTGAATTGGAGTATAAAAGAGCAAAACGCGAGAGAACTATGCAGATTGCTAACACAATTGCAAATACTGCTATGGGGATTATGCAGGCATATTCGCAATTAGGACCAATTGCAGGAACAGTAGCCGCAGTTCTAGTTGGTGCAGTAGGTGCGTTCCAATTAGCAACTATCATGAGCCAACCATTACCCGAAGTACCTGGAGCTGAAGATGGGTTTTACCCTGTTCTCAGAAAACAGGATAACAGATTGTTCCGGGCAAGAAGAAGAGAACAACGAACTGGGGTTTATTCGGAACCAACAATGCTGGTAGGTGAGCAAGGCGCGGGATATCCTGAACTTGTAGTAACAAGTAAAACCGCAAGACAAATAGATCCAGATATCAGCAATGCTTATATGCGTGAAATTGCGAGAATTGAAGGTTTCGAAGAAGGCTATTACAAAAATGTAAAAAATACTTCCGGATCCAATTCTTCATCTTCTTCAGATGAAATGATGATAAAGCTTATCAATTCGATTGATTCGTTTAATGAGACTATGCGAGTAATTAAGGATGAGGGCTTTGATGCCAGGATTGCAGACTCTTTTGATAACGGTAAGAAACTAGATAAAATGACAAAAGATTACCAAAACTTATATAATAACAGTAAACACTAAGAATATGCCTGCAGATAGTTTTGAATTTTCAGTATCATCACCATATAGACATGAGGTTTCATGGGCTAGCGGTGCAACATACCCAGCGCAGATATCAAAAATAGTAAGATTAAATCTTGCTTTTTTTGAATATCCACAATATGACAGTTTTCGTGTGAGAATTGTGGTCAATTATTACAACTCTCAAATTAATTGGTTGACTATAACAGGAACCGGTCTGGTAGATGGAATTATCAATATCACCTCATTTGTTAGAGCTTTATATATCAATTTTCAGAATCTTGAACAATTAGGCACTGATAAATATGAGGCTGAAATTAATTTTATTTTAGAAGGTTCTCTGAATAATACATGGACTGAAGTTGAAGGCAGGTTCGTAAACGTCGTACTCAACGCTGTTAATGGTGAGCCGATTAAAACAGAAAAGCAGCTTTACACAATGTATTATGATAAGAGTGCTGATTTACTTACCGGAGAAACCCATATTAATATTTTAAATAATACAAACAATTACGATCTGTTATTTGAAGGCGATTCAGAAACCTTTGTTTCTGTTCCTTCATTTACCAACTTTTTTGATCTCGTTTATAGTTCTCCCAGTAGGTTTCCATCATCTGGAGAGTATAATATTAATGCTTTCATTGGTCGATATATTTCAGGGAATTATAAAAGATTATGGGCTTTCCAGATTAAAATTATCGTTATCGATGCAGCGGTGGTCGTGTCTCCCCAAAGTCTATCGTTTTGGGTTAAGAAAAACATGAATGAAGTTAAAACTTCAGATCTCAATATTGTTAATTTCTTTGGAAAAAATCTAACCATTACTAAGCCTGATTGGCTTACTATATCGCAAAATACAGCTAATTCAAGCGTTATTATACAGGTTTCCAATGTTGAGCCAGTTAACCTTACTGCCGGAAGATATGAAGGAAATATTGATGTTCTTTATGAATCCAAAATCATTCAAATTCCTGTTGTACTCGATGTATTTTCATTTTATACACATAATTTCCAGGAGGAATATAATTTCTGTTTAGATAAAAAAATAATTACGGTTTTCCGGAATAATTCTGATGCAAGATTTGTAAGGATAACTGCTAATATGAAGTTTCGTACAGCTTATGAAGAGAAGGTCTTGACTGTTCCTTATACAATTCCATATTACCAGGATTCTGTTAAACTCGATATCGGGAAAAATATCCACCGGTATTTCATAAAAAATCATACATCAATATTCGAAGAAGGAACTTCACAATATAACTTTGATAATAAGGTACATATCTATCCATGTGAATTTTCACTAAAAATTGAAGAATTGGATATCAATTTTAATCCAATGTATGAGGAAACCATATCAAACCTAAAATTCTATCCAGGAAAGAAACCTTTGATGTTTCCTTTTCTAACAAATTATGCTTTCAGAAGCCGTGCTTACGGTTCTAAACACATATTTTCTTTTATATCCGGATTGGTAACAGCAAAACAACTCTTTGATATACCCGTGTCTGAAAATGGCTTAGAACCAGGATGTATAGCTAGGGTAAAAGTTGAGCAGAATGAAAACAAAATATCGTTTTCAGATATAAAGGAAATAATGGCTGCAGGAAAAACAATTACATATTTCAATATTCCTGATGATGAAGATCTTATAAACGTACAATGGGAAAATCAAAATTTATCACCTGAATCTATCACTTTTAGTGGTGATAATAATAAGCCTATTGATTTCTCTCATTTATTCCAGGATAATATTTTCACCGGTGAAGTTGAAAAGTTTGATACGACAAAGACGAAAACGATGAGCATTAATACCGGCTTTATCTTAGCAGCTGAAGAAGATCTTATCGAAGAATTAATGTCGTCAAAATTTTGTGTTTTAGAAATTGGCGGAAAATACATTACAGGTGCTCCATCCGGTTCCAAGCTGGTAACGTGGGATAAAAAGAAACAATTAAAAGAGTTTGATCTCGAATTTAAAATTTATGGAAACTAAATTTTACAGTGATACTTTCGTTTTGGACTTATCCAAACAAAAAATGAATCTTCAGGAGAATAATTCCAGGTTCAATGATAAGTCGTTTACAAAATTCACATTTCCTTTTGAAGTTAATGTAGAAGATCAATTTGTGCATTACATTGGTGATTATGCAAGTAAGGAAAATACCGGTTTGCCAAATATATTAAATGGATGGTTTCATCACGAAAATAAAATCTCTGAAGCTAAGCTGACAATTATAACTATCCAAGGAAATAAGCTAATCGGCCAGATTGATTATGGTCTTGAAGACATTCCGAATTATGATAAAAAACTTTCTGAATTGCCGTTGGCCAAATTTGCCGTAGATGATATTCATATTTATGCGAAAGAAATATGCACAAAAAAATATCCGGAAGTTAATTTTAATTATCCGAGGTTATATACGACAAAATATTCGCCCGAAGACGAGCTATGGGATGCATTTGATGGGTATTATAATGATTTGAAGCCAGATGGTTCAGAAATGCGTCGAAATTATCTTGATGAAGAATTGAATATTTTTAATGTTAATATAATTCATCCTTTACCATACATTTTATATCTGTTAAAAACAGGATTTGGAGACAAAGGTTTAGAGCTTAAGGGTGATATCTTGACTGATCCAGATCTTGTACAGAGATGCGTTTTTTCCGGAACCGAATACTTTAATAGATTTTCACAAAGAAGAGATACATTGACAGTTGACGAAAACGAATATGATCAGTTTTCCAACTTTTCAGGAATGTTTTATATTAAAGAATTAAAAGTTCAGAAGAAAGGTGAATATAAGCTGCGAGGATATTTTAACAGTAGGAAAGTTAAAGGTTCAAATACTGGATATATTATGATGGGTTCAAATAAACTTTGGTCCTTTAACTCCGGCTCATATGATGAAACCAATTACTATTTTGACTTTAGTGTTAATGTTCCTGAAGATAATACAAGTTTAATTTTCTTTTTATGGAGAGTGTCTGATCGTAACGGTTTCGCAACAGTAATTTCTGCCGACTTGATAGGTACTGCCTTAGACGATGGTGGAAATGAAGAAACCGGAGTAGTTACAAATCCAAATGAAGTTGATTTAGCCAGAGCTGTACCAGATATGACATTTGGAGATTTTGTAAACCGAATTAAAAATTGGTTTAATTATGAAATTGATATTCGTGGAAATGAGATTTTCATGACCAAACTAAATAAGGATCCAGATAATATCAAATCATTTCAACAATATGAAGTAAGTGAACCAAAAAGAACTTTGATGAGTCAAAGATCATATCAAATCAAATTTACTGAACTTGATGAATCACCTGAAAAACTGAATCTTCCTATAAATTTAAATTCAATGTATTACGATTCTTCCGGCATCAAATTAAATGGAGAACCTAAGTCAGACACTTCCATTATTGAAATTGATGGATACTGTATGCCTGTTCTTCTCCCTAAACCCGGAGGCTATACCACTGCAATTGTTAGGAAAGATTCCACCACTACCCTTGCACTGGTATATTATGACGGTCTTATAGGAAATCAGAACAATGCTAAAAATCCCTCAGGTTGCGAGTTTCCTGAATTGTGGGATAAAAATTGGTATAAATTCCTTCGTCAGAGAATATATGGTAGCAAGTATGAAGACAGCTTTTTGGCATATATTGAAGATATCAGCCAATATACAATAAAAGATTATATATACTGGCATAATAATATCCACCAGATATCTTCTTGGGGAAAAGAAATGGTATCTGAAAATGTTTACAAAATTTCAATTACTACTGAGACTATTGTATAA